TCCCTGAACCCTTCCCGGGTATCAAACTCGGTCAGGGTCCAGGTGTTGTTCTCATAGGTGGGTATCGAAATATACAAACGGGCAGTATTAAAAAGTTTTCAGGAGGTGGGTAGCAGACTCGAACTGCTGTGAGTGCTTTTGCAGAGCACGCCCTAACCACTCGGACAACCCACCTTATTGGTCGTAAGCAAGGTTCTGACCTCCTCTTACGGTTGATTTTTGTTCTTCTTCCAGGTCTCTGAGAGTACCCTTGAAACTCTGGCGTATAGCTTCGAACTTTGCCGCAGCGTTGACCAGCGCAGTAATGTTACCATCTCGTCCGTGCTCAATCTCTGTCGTTTCCATATATTTCGCCAGACGATCCAGCATGCTCTTGATCCCTGCATAAGCTCGGTAGGTAGGCGTTTCATAGAGTTTACGACACAGCGTAAGGGCGTGAGCAATAAGATCATCATCAGTAGAAAACTCAGCGTTAACTTCTGAAAGAATAAGTTCTTCTTTATCTGCTTCCAGTACATCGAAAAAAGGATTTAAGTCCGGGTTGGGACAGGTCATGTAAAACAGGTACGCGTAGATAGTCAGGTGCTGATCGGGATAGTTATCCATGATGTCCTTTAAGAACTTCAGGGTATAACAATGTTCGGAAGGAGTCACCTTTCCGTTTTGGATGTCGAAGAGTCGTACCATTAGAATACAGGTTCAGAGCGTAAAAAATCAGTATTGCGTCGCGCGTTAGGCGGTGGTCGCTTTACTGTGTGGATTTTCCAGTCATCGGGAATGGGAGGTTCCAGCGCTTCTCCAGCAGCAGGATTACCGTAGAGCTTTAGGTCATTTTGATCAACGGTACGCAAGTCCCCGGAGTGATAAAGCTTGACAATAAACTGCGGGTTTGAGGTGCTGGACCCGGCGATCAGAAACATCACCAGGCAATAACCCAGTTGTTTAGCGTACGCGTCAAAGGGGTTTTGGATTTCGTGGATGGTTTGCATGACTATATTTTAAAAATAATTGCCTTGACGTGAAACTGACCTGCTGCCAGACGCAGCTCATCAATGGTGGCGGGGTCCTGGCGGTTAGCATACTCGCGTTCCAGACGTGCGGCATTGTAAAGCACCGGACCTAATTCCTGTATGGTCTCAGCAGGTACGACTTCACGCATGTGATCCAGCAGTTCTTCACTGAGCCGGGTCATGGTAAAGCAGGTACCCAACGGGTAAATACCTTCCTGCAGATCATCGGCTACTTCATAAAGCAGTTTGCTGATATCAGAAAATACGTTAGCTACCCGCTCACGCTGTTCCTGCTTGAGTGTTTGCCTGCGCTCAATAAAGTCAACAAGTTTTTCCAGGATAGTTAACCACATCAGTTTAGTTTTTCTTTATGGTGATTGACCAGGGTTTGTACCTCTGCTTTGAGGTAAGGGAGTTCGTAGAGGATCACGTCCTGCACGATAGGATCTCCGTGGGAGTCCAGGGCAGGAATAGGATTATCAAATTTGTCGCGACCCGCTTCTTCAAAGGTGATGTGGTGAATGTGCAGTGCCCCTGGTTTTAGTTTGGGGTTGTGCTTTAAGATGATGTACATATACATCGACAACTGCAGGGTGTAGTGATTGAGGTTGCAGTCATCCAGGTGAGAAACCGGGGGTAGCATTTTTTCAGTCTTGCCTTCCCAGTTGGTAAACCCTGCAGTCTTGATT